AAGGGTCACAGGCTCATGATTGAACAGGTCATTGAGACTGCTCGTAAAACAAATAAGACTCCTATCGTTGTTGTGTCTCATTCTGTTGGTAACGCGAAGAACCCACTTCCAGCGGAGAACAAGATGAGGATTCTTAGACGTTGGTTTCCAAACGTGACCATTATGAGTTCTGCGAAGGACAGAAGTATAGCCAAGATTACTGAGAACTTTAATCAAAACTCAATTATGATTGTTGGTGCCAATCGTCAAAATAGTTTCAAATTTCTTCCATTCAAAAAAGTTGCCGTCCCTCGTTCCAATAATGCACCTTCGGCCACTATGGCCAGAGCGGCTGCTGTGGCTGGTAACAAAAACGCATTCAAAAATATGACTGGCTACAACCTCACAAACAATTTGAGAAATAAGATTGTTAAAGCCAAGAATAGAAAGAAATAATAATGTTAGACGTAAAAGCTCTAGCCGAAGAAGTATACACACTCGGAGCTGGTTATTCCGAACGTGTATACCACAATGGTATGGAGGTACTGCTACGCAAAGCGGGTATTCCATATGAAACGGAGCGCATCGTCCCTATAACTTTTCAAGGTCATGTAATTGGAAACTTAAGGGCTGATATGATTGTGAACAACGAGATTGTTCTTGAATTTAAGGCGATTAAAAATCTCACCGAGCAGGTGGAGTTGCAGGCGCAACACTATCTAAATCTGACAGGTCTGAAGAAGGCGTACCTGGTAAACTTTCCTCCGTTTCCGAATCGTGAGGTGGAGATTCGTTGTGTTGTAACAGAACCATAAAGGGTAAAAGTTTCACTAACATTCCGTAAAACTCTTTGGATTCATCGTGATACTTCTTAGGATTGCGAAGACCTTCCGTCAAAATCTCACGGGCTCTCTGTAGATGATACTCGGCCTCTTCTACACAGAACTTTTCATACTCATTCATTAATTAGAGTAATACCAGCTTCTTTAAGCTTGGTGATCTGAACGACACATTGGGCACTTGTGAAGACGGGGAAAGCATAGTGACGAACATACAAAGTGTGTACACTTTCTAAAACGTACACACTTCCTAACTTCTAGACAAACTGGACATTCCACATCATCCTTAAACTCTAGGACCTGATTTTCAAATCTCCAAAAACAATTTGAACACACTTTTAGTCTTGGGTCCATCGTTTTGAAACATACCTCAAAATTTGGACACTTCTGATCCTTCTTCATATAGAAGTAAAAACTCTTATCTTTAAACTCAGATTGTCGGTATAAACTCCCATCGTAAATCATGACAGATCTTTTTCCATATTTGATCTTGGGCATACAACTTACTCTTGGATTTGAGAAGAGGAAAATATTGGAGATATACATCTTCTTCTAGGAGTTCACAAAACTTGTATAATACGTACGAATAACTTAAAAAGTTTTTTCTATCTGATGGACAATTATGATCAAATGGTTTTTGGATATCTTTAAACATCAGACGCAACCGTTCTTCTAATTCTTGGGGCATAGACGGTGCTTTAATACCATTAAGAATATTTGTAATGTATGGTACATGTTCATAATACTTATTGAGTCTTAATTTCTTTAAAAGACCCCTGATTTTCGTATGTGTGATCTCGTCTAATTTCTTAATCTTCATTTTTTTTAATTCAGCTTTCAGTTGATCCATGACTTCTTGTGGTATTGTAGTCATTTCTTGTGCTTGAAACTGACTCAACCATTCATTAAAGTGATTCTCTCTCTTGTAACTATAATTGATGATCTTTTCAGAAGTTTCTTGTTCTTCTCTATATGTTAACTCTTCACTTATAAGGGAAGCTAATACTAATCCACATACATCACAAACCAACTCACTTGTATCATGGATATGAATTATATTACTATAGGAACATGTCGGACATTCATCTAAATTATTATATTCATTCATTCTAGGAAGGTTTTGTTTTTCAACTTCAATAAGATATTCATTGAAAATATCTTTCCTCTTTAGTCCAACTGTTTCTTTCACATTAAAAATATTATCTGTATTGATCTCGTCTTCAGTTGTATCGGCATACTGATTCATATACGGCATACAACTAATTATATATTCCGACATTTCACTCTCATATTTTTTCCTGTTATTTGGATCTGTCTTTATGAGATTAGTCCAATGGTCAACTCTGTTTTTGTATCTACTTAAAAAGTTACCTTCCATATAGTTAAGAATGTTGTTCAAACTTTTAAGTACTCTTATTTACCTATATAAAAAGCTAACTACTCCACGTGATTATACTATTATATCAGAAGAACTTGAGTATAAGATAGATCATGACATGAAATACAAAATTGAAGACGATTTTTGGGAGCGAGAGAGTAAAGATTGGGATGGTATTTTAGATGAATATCACTGCTATGTTACCAATAAACCTTTCAGAAACACCATTGTTCCTCAAAATGTAAACAATATCATTCTCCGTGTGAAGTATTACTATGGTGGAAAGGTATACAAGGCTATAACACAAGACATTAACTTTGTACCTGGAAAGTGTGAACAGGATAATATGATATTTAGTATTCCATTGAGTCATGCGTGTATTATTGATCATGATGACAAACCACAAGTTGACATCACAGAGAAGGTCAAACGTTATGCCGGACCTAGAAATGATTTTCACGGTCAAGATGTACCACTACGAGACTTCTTATATTACACTAAAAAGACTCTCGAGACGCGTTTTCCAAAAATAATGTTGATAAACTCGATTGGAATGAAAAAGATTGTATTAACTACAGAGGATTGTACGAGTGATCTTCGTATTCCATGAAACTTTATAAACAAGGATGATTCTTCATAAAGTTTTTTAATTACATGTCATCAGAAACCTTAGTTGCGAGGTAAAACTTTACCTCACCCAAATTCGCCACATTGTATTTTAGAATTAGAAATCTGTTACCCTCTTCCTGCATAATTTGCACAGACGCACACATACTCGTCGCCTTTGTAAAAATATTCAAGTACTTCAAGCTGTAGAGACCTTTAATCTCCGGGCTATCATCGGGGCATTCGATACATGTCTCTTGGTTCGCAAAATCTCCCTCACAACGGAGCCTAAGTTCATTACCAGACCTGGTAATTTCAATTTCAGTCCCAATGTTTGACATATCTCTACACAATCTCTGAAAATCAGAGGATGGCAGAATTGTATTACTCGTCATGACAACATCAGGAACTTCAATACGACTCTCATTTATATCCAGGAGTTTGAGTTGAAACTTCGTACTTGTCTTCTTTGTTTCACTTGTGATCTCAATATCCATATACTCTTTGGAGTTTATTTCAATCATGAGAACATCATTATTTGTAATTGTCTTCAAAAGTTTGAAAGTATTTGAAATATTAATTCCGGCAATGATTTCGTCGTGTTCACATTGATACTCCTCAAAATTATCAGCTGCTAGGAACATATCTATAAGTGATGTTCTAGCTGTGTCTAGTGTCACAATATACATTCCCTGTGGACGAAAGTAAATATTTACGTCATTCAATATGTCCTTGAGCACTTCAAATGTTGATTTGATGGCAGATGCCTGAATTGTTACCAATTTCATATTACTAAACAATCTGTGTTATATCTTTAAATCTGTTGTTCGGAATATGCGACACCTTTGCTTACATCTCTACTAATTTTTTCCTCTAATTCTCGTGTCATGGCTGGCTGTAGGGACTTACCGTAGGAATCCAAAGAGAACAGTTCAGAATCGTTATCCTCGGTGTCTAATGTTGTCATAGAACAGGCTCCACCGAATCCCCAGTTACCAATTTCCTTATTTGGGAGTAGGGAATCAAGCCAGTTTTTTATTTCACTACCAACAAGAACTTTACCATTCTTTGTCAACATTGTGGGTACCCTCGTAATCTTGTTCCTGTATGCAGGGGGAATACCCTGAGTGTTTATATTATGATAATGCACAAGTTGTTTTAATTGCGGTTGTTTGTTAATATAGTCAATAACTTCCGCGGAGTGTTTGCATCTTGGGCTATATATCAGTAGAGACATCTAATATGTAATGGGTAATTTGTAAAAAAAAATTAACGCATAGTAGTAAAGATGATGAACTGGTCGTTGATGATCATTCTTATTGCCATTGTCCTGCTACTTACAGTTCAGCGCGAGCCATTCACAGAAATATTTGGGTTTTCAGGACACACCAAACCAACCGGTCGTATTCGTCTGGGTGACCCCAAACCAAACCTTTCTGGGTATAATCAGGTGGAAGCTGATGTTAATAATGACCTGATGCAAACATTTGTTCTCAAGGCTAACAGTGAGATTAATAGACGCACCGGTCTCTGTACGTATATCATCGAGACCACCAGCCTCAAAAAGTATATTGGGGAAGACAAGGAAATATATGAATGTATATTCATGAGTACGAAGAACAATGGTTTTGCTTTTGGTTTCTCTGTTGTAGCTTATTTTGAGTACGTGAATGGCGTTATTAATTTGATGTCTCTCCGTACACAACCTCTCGAAGTTGAATCCGAGTCGGACATCGCCCCCTTTATTGATAGTGCCTCTGGTAAAGATTTCGTAGATTATGAACTTGTTAAGGAAAAGGCTATACCCACTCTCAGTGAGTTAGAAACGGCTAAAAATAAATTACAGTAATTATAATGATCAGCATCGATGACGTAACAAAAATTGATGAAAAGAGAAAACAGATCAAAAAGGAGATATACAAACGAATATATGAACAATTTTCTCGTAAAATAAAACAAAGTGTTGAATTGGGTCATAAACAAGTATTTCTAACTGTACCCACATTTGTTATTGGTTGTCCAACTTTTGATAGATCTGCAGCAGCTAGGTATATAGCGAGACAGTTCAAATTGGGTGGATTTGATGTGACTCTTATTGGTGAATATGATTTATACGTTTCGTGGAATATACCCAAAAAGAAGAAGGAGAAGAATGTTGAACACGAAGAAGAGAATTTCCCGGACCTAATAAATCTTAAGAAGATGGCCGATAAATACAGGACGCGTGAGAGTTAAAGTTTAATAATGTAAAACTAATATAAATCATGTCCGATTCATTGAATATAATGGTAGAAGCCAAGAAAGAGTATATGGGTCAGCTCTGTCTCATTATGACTCCAGTTATGATTGAAGTATTCCAAAACATGTATGACGAAGCTACGAAGCTTTCCAAAGGTAGAAAGACTCTCATCATGTTTCAAAAGCTTCTCAAAGAGGTTCCAAACTGGTCTAATCAAATGTCGGCTCAACACGCGGGTAATATCGCTGATCGTTGTGTATGGTTCAATGACCTATTAGCAGCTGTTTTCGTTGCGTGTACCAAAATTCTATCTGCGGTTCGTCTCAAGGCTGACAATAAGAAGATTAGTCTCAAACTCCCCACTAACGAGGTATTTATACAGACATGTTATAATAACGTCGCCAAAGATCTTTACAGAGATCCTTACATTTTCCATGAAGAACAGAGTGAGTACACGAGGGATGATCAGCTCACAAAGCGGATCTGTGCATGCATTGAATCTACAGTAAAGGAGCTTATTCCAGTTCAGCAAATCCTTCAGACCTATATGTCCCAAGATACTCGCGATATTGACATAGATGGAGAGGTACGAGACACAGAGGATCCAGATGTATTTGATGGTGGTGAAGAGACACCCTTTCCAGAGCCAGAGTCAGAGCTAGAGCCAGAGCCTCTTCCCGAAAATGAAACCATGATGGATACTGGAGAGCAAGTACAACCAACTGGTTTAGAGAATGAGTTTAAGACCGTCCCAGGTGTTCAGACCCAAGAGCTAGAACCAGAACCAGAGCCTGAACCAACGTTTGGTATGGGAACCCATCCACCTCAGGCCATTGAGGAAGATGATGGTGTTCTCTTTGGTGATGCACCAGATCACCGTGTAAAAAAAACTGCGTATAATTAAATGGAATTATCCGACTATCTCCGAGATCCAATGAGCGCTGCTCTCATAGCCGCGGCCATCACCGCTGGTTACATTCATGTGAAGGCTCAACTTAATAATGAAGGTAAATTAGAACTTAACAAATATACCAAGCCCGCTGCACTTAACGCTATCTTAGTGTTTTTTATTGTCTCCAATGGTATTGGACAAAGGGAAGCTATTTCTAATGACCCTTTTTAAACTTAAAGATTAAACCCTACGTATAAGAAAATGGCGTCTGTCACTGCGTTTAATGACATGCTCTCCCAATTTCTTGTGGAATTGCACAAGACTTTTCCAGATGAAAAAGGAATTAAGAAGATGACTACTTCGTTTGAAGTAATTAAACAAACTAACCCCCGTCTAATTGTTGATGGTTTTATGAAGGGTGTAACCCCTTATGCTGATAAGATTTCAACGAAGGACGAATCCTTCCTTTTGGAGGAGATTGAGACTATTGATTTTCTCAAGGATCTCAACATTAAGAGTTACTGGTCTCGTATGAGTGAGGGTACGAAGGGTGCGACTTGGCAGTATCTTCAGACTCTATACATGCTCGGTACGACGATTAATTCCATTCCAGCTGACACTCTCAGTATGATTGAGGGTATCGCAAAGGAATGCGCTGATAAGATGGAGACGAATGGAGGTGAACTTGACCAGGATGCTCTCATGAAGATGATGAGCAGTATGTTAGGTGGTATGAACAAAAAATAAACCTTAATATATATTAAATGAAGACCTGGTTTGATGATCCTCAGCAACTTATCAACTCTGATCGGGTTTTACAATTCTGGCCAAACAATGAACAAACTCCAGAGGAAAGGATTAACTCCGCTTCTCGTTTTATAATTTATGCGTCTTGTATCATGTACCTCACTCGTCGCGACCCACGTATTTTCGTATTGGGTGGTACAATTTTGGGGGTTCTTTATGTTATGTATAAATCTAAAATGATTAAAGAGGGTTATCTCGGTGTTGGTGGTGTTGGTGATGGCTGTCAGATGCCCACTATAGATAATCCAATGGGTAATGTCCTTATGACTGATTATACAGATGCTCCAAATCGTTTAGAGGCTTGTTATTACCCAACTGTCAAGCCATTTGTCAAAGAGTACTTAGATGATCGCATCCCATATGATTCCGGTAGGTCTCGTTCGTCACTTCCTATGTATCAGAAAAATGCAGCCGCTCGTCAGTTTGTGACGACTGCTGTTTCGCAAATTCCAGGCGATCAGACTTCTTTTGCTGAATGGTGTTATGGTCCTAAAAATGGACAACTCTGTAGAAATAACCCAGAGGTTTGTAGCCCTAATGCTAGAGGTGTTCAGTTAGAGGCTTTTGGTGGTCTTGATATGGCGGGTGATAAGCGAAGTGGTATGCATGGTGGTACTGTTCGTTAAATAAATCTCATGTAATAATAATAAAATGGCATACCAATTGCAACCTGGTCTCGCGATAGTTGAAAACGCTGGTGCTCTCCCATCTGTGAGAGCGACTGAAGAAATCTTTGTATATCCTCAGCCCAGTACTCTCAACTATAGCGGTCGTCCAAATACTATGTTGTATGGAACTGCTCCATACCTGGCTGGTAAGGGGTCTCCAGCGCAATTTATTGAGGTTAGTGATGAACTCCGTCCTCAATCCACTACTCGTTTCAATAAGGTGATTGTACCCACTTATGAGCGTAACCTGTTCCCACTCTCTAACATGGAGTGTAAGGTACCTCTTCGTACACTCAATTACGAACCAACGAGTACTCGCGCGGAACTCCAGAACGGTCTCTTTCATCAGAGATACGCTAATAAAAATCTCACTAAAAACTAAGAATGGCTGACCCCATTTCAATTGCAGCTATCGCTGGTCTAATTTTTGCGGGTAGATCTTTGAGTAAAAAATCTGAACCAGAACCAGTCCAAACAGTTGAAGTAGATGAACCCAAAATTACATATGAACAGGATGTACCTGAGTTCGTTGAACGTGATTTCGAGAGACGTGTAGATGTACAATCAAAGAGAGAAATGGGAAGTTTTGCGGATATCTCTCTTCAACAAAGGAGTGGTGGTCAGGAGATTCTCAATATGAGAAATCGTATGTTTGATACGGGTCGTATGAACAATTTATCCCCAGTTGAGAAGCAATTGGTTGGCCCAGGTTTAGGTGTTGGATTTGACACTCCAGCGACTGGTGGTTATCAGCAGCTGTTCCGGGTGAATCCCGTTAATGTTGGTGCCTACCGCCTCACAACTCTTCCAGGCCGTTCCGGTCCAGCTGCTGATGTGACTGGTGGACGTTCCGCCGTTGTTGGTGAACTGACACATAATAAGCCTGATACTACCGCGCATCTCCCATCTCGTCTTCCACCAATGGCTGGTCGTGCCCAAGGTATGTCTGGTGCTATGCCAAGGGCTAGTCATCAGAAGACAATGAGAATAACCAACCGTTCAGAGACTGGTCTTCGTGAGGATGGTTTAGGTTTCAATGGTGCCAAGCGTTTCATTTCTGCTCAAACTATGACACAGGATCCTACTCGCTTCAAGAGTGATCGTAACGATCAGTTATTTTCCCATTACGCCCACGCGACTCCAGGTATTACCAATTTCAAGGGTGCATACGAGACCAGTGCGGCTGCTCAGATTACCACAAAGAATAATCAGGAGTTGATGAAATATGGGTTCCGTCCAGAAGATCGTCGCGGTAAGGCTAACCGCATGGGTAACGCTGGTCGTATGAACGTGAGAGAGAGTCCCCTTAAGCAGGGTGGTGCACTTACCACCGTTCGTAGTGACGTTTCCCGCATTGATGGTCGTGTGAACGGTGCAAATGGGGGGTGGACTCAAAACTATCAACAAAAACCTTTCCACCAGTTCAATGCTTATAAGGGTAATGAGAATCCATATGCACGGAATTTAGATGTCGCAGCGAAGCAGCTCCAGAACAACCCATTGGCTCACAGTGTTTGTTAATTTTAGTTTTTACAGGCAAAAACACTCATTAAAATATTATACATGTATTTTAATGAAGGTTCATACCCTTGATATAGATAGTAGTGAGAGAGATACAAACGTGTATACATACGCTAATAGTTATACTATCACTCTAAAAGAACCTATTTATGATGTTACCCAGATCAAGTTAATATCCGCCCGCATTCCAACTCCTCAATTGACTACGTGCGCTACGAATAAAACCCTAAGTATTTACGATTCTGGTGCACCTAATGACCTCATCGAGATAACCCTAAATGAAACAAATTATACAAACGGAGATGCTCTCGCGACTGACCTCGATACTCTCATGCAAC